TTGATGATATAAACAAGGCTTATGATGAACATTTAGAGAAGTTACCACCTTTTAATAAACAACTTGTGGGTAAAATTAATCAAGAACATTTAATTAATCAAATATTAACTGAACCTATGAAAGAAATTTTTAAACAATGTTTTCGAGAATATCTTATAAAATGTGGTTCAGAGTTATCTTCTAAACCTCATACGCTTGAATTAGAACCATTACAATGTTGGATAAATGAAATGAAAGCTGGCGAATATAATCCTGCTCATTTTCATACAGGTTTTTCTAGTCTTATAGGTCTATCGTCTGTTTTATTTTTAAAAACACCTGATACATATGGTGAAGAATATTCAAGAGAAGAATATCCAACAAACGGAAGACTTGCTTTTATAGGTGGTGTTTCTCATCCATTAGGTGTTTCTCAACATTCTGTCTTTGGTGAAGTTGGTGATTTTTATGTATTCCCATATACTTTAGTGCATACAGTTTATCCGTTCAACGGCACAGACCAAGTGAGAAGAACGCTATCATATAATTGCGATATTAAATATAAACAAAAGGAAAAAAATGACAGACGATAATTCAGTAGATAAATCTTTTGAGAACGAAGTAACACCATCACCTATGGTTCATATACCTCTCAAAGAATACGATAAATTAAAAGAGCAAACAAAATACATTACAGACCCTAGTCTTATATCAGTAATAGATAAGATTGAGGAACTAGTAAGAGCATTAAGAAAACATATAGTAAGGAGAGAATTATAATGCCTAAAATGAGAATATTTAAGTTTTGGAATGAAGCAGGTGATGAAAAAGAAAAAGAAGCGATGAGTTTGAAAAAAGCAACCATGTCTGTTCAAAGTGATTTTAAAGACAAAGTTATTGGTGTTGAATATATCAGTAAAAGAGGTAAGAAGATTATTGACTCTGTAAAAATACCTATGGGTAGAAAAATTAGACAATCAATAATAGAAGAACAAAAACGAATGGCTTTAAAGGCAAAATTAGCAAGATAATATGATAGACGAAGCAGCAAGATTTACGGCAGAACACTCTCTTATGGAATCAGGTATGAAAATACGAGAACTAGAAAGTAAGATAGAGAAGTTAGAAAAGAAGTTACAAAAGATTGAATATATCAATAATGAGAATGGTGCTACACCACTTACCAAACAGGTCATAATTAAGAGTGTATTGGATGCTGACTTTAGCACATTGGAATTGGAACTTGATAAAAAAGTTAAATAAATTTTATGATAGGGGCTTGACAATGGTCGAGTTTTCTGTTATAATAAGACATATGCAAAAGAAAATTAATTACTTTCTTTTTATAGTGCAAGGAAGAGGGCTTCACCAGAGGTTCGAACTTGACAGTTTAGGGGTTGCACCCAGGTCTGTAATCTTACCAATTATGGATCACATACTCGGCAGAGTGAAACTGGTTGATGGTGTTTTTAGAAATGGTATCTAGTCGCTGTCTTGTGGGTAAATCCATAGTCCCACCTATTTCGCATATAAATAATAATGTCGATTAATACAGACACATACAAATACAATAATACGATAAAACATACAAGGAGAAATATATGAATACAAGTATTGCGGCCCTTAAAAGGTCAAAGTCTAATCTAGACACACTAATAGGCGAACTATCTAAAGTTGCCGAACCTCAAAAACAAAAAAACTCATATCAAGATGATAGATTCTGGAAACCAGAACTAGATAAATCTGGTAATGGTTATGCCGTACTAAGATTTTTACCAGCAGTCAAAGACGAAGATTTGCCATGGGCAAGATTATGGTCTCATGCGTTTCAAGGACCTGGTGGTTGGTATATTGAGAACAGTTTAACAACACTTAATAAAAAAGATCCAGTAAGTGAATCTAACAGTTTACTGTGGAACTCTGGCGTTGAGGCAGATAAAGAAATTGCAAGAAAGAGAAAAAGAAAATTATCTTATATTGCAAATGTTTTAGTTGTTAGTGATTCTAAACATCCTGAAAACGAAGGTCAAGTAAAACTATTTAAATTCGGTAAGAAAATCTTTGATAAGATTACTGAAGCGATGAAACCTGAATTTGAAGATGAGAAACCTATCAATCCATTTGATTTCTGGGAAGGTGCAAACTTTAAACTGAAAATCAGAAAAGTTGATGGTTACTGGAATTATGATAAA